GTCGCCAAAGTTCTCAATCTCTCCCGCGTAATCCGTATTCGTAATGTCTTCTACAACCGAAGCACGACGGAAGAACTTAAGTACCTTTTGGCTAAAGATTTCCGGCGTAAAGTTGCCGGAAGGCAGGTTACCATAACCTGCGGAAGTACCAAAAGCCATTGGTCTACCCTTCCTTTGAGGTTTAAGAGTTGAAGTCTATTCGGCCTTCGATGCGTGCCGCGTCGAGTTCTTGTTCCATTTTCTCGAACTCCCACGGTTTCATCTTACCGATTTCAGACGCCCTCCAAATCCTGTCTCCGCCCTTTTCGGTCTTTACTTCACGGGCCGGTGACCGCGTGACTGCCTCTGCAGCGGAAGAATTAGATTTGGTGCGCTTACGTGTTTGGCCTGTGTCGGCCTTGTACAGGTCCACTATGCGTGCCGCCCAACGAGCATCCGTGTTGTTTTTATAGATGCCGTCAGAGATTGATTCGGGCTGTTCTTGTAACCACTCTAAGAACTTCTCTTCGGATTTGAGCGTATCGAAATCGGGCTGTAAACGTAATAGCTCTTCATAAGCCTTCTGTTTTTCCAGTTCTTTTTCCCGTTCCTTGATAGTGCCCAACTCTTCACGAAGTTCCGAAAGTTGCGACTCTGCCTGAATCGATGATACGGTTTGAACCACATCGAACACTTCTGGGTATTGTTCTTTGAATGCTTGCAGTTCCTCGATTGTCTTCGGTGCTTGTACACCAGTAGGCATGTCCACTTCGCGTGAATCTATCGCCTCTCGTAGAGATGTGATTTCCTGCTTGAATTCGTTGACCTTACTGTCGTAGTGTTTTTTGAGGTCGTCGTATCGCTTTTTGTAGTCGTGTTCTTCTTCTTTGGCTTCGACGAAGCTACTGCTTTGCGGAGTAGCCGTCTGTTCGGGGTCCGCTTCAGCTTGGGCTTCTACCTCTTCTTCGTCGTCCTTGTGAACATCCTCACGGTATTGACCGCGATACAGGGACTCGTTGTTGACTACACCGAACGAGTCATTCGGCTTGTTGGCACGGTGGCCGCGTACTTTCTTTGCCATTTTACTTACCTCACTAGCGGGGCCACTTTGGCGTGTGGGTGGCCGCTCCGGTTGTGCTGGGGCCGCATTGCGGGTAGCCAGCGAATATAAATTTATTTAGAAATGAATCCGCCCTTCGCCGCTTTTTTCTGACGACTCGTGACTTCTTTTTTGCCACGGTTGTTGATTTTGCGGAGGCGGTCGTAGCCGATGATTTTGGCTAACTCGGGAGGCACGACGACTTCGCCCTTCGAAAGCGCAACGTCTACTGTCCCTTCATATAGTTTACGATCTACACGACCGATGTCAAGTCCTTTTTCTACAGCTACTTCGTAGGCTTTCATCAGCATTTTCCGTATGTCTTCACTACCGGCGATTTCTACGGCTGCTGCGTTGATGATAAACGTGTCCGGTTTGACTTTGCCGTTTTGATCGTCGGCTACGGTTTCACGCTCTGTGAAGTTCTCGGGTGGCCCCTTGACGAAACCGGGTTCGAAGGTGGCCTGCGGTGTGTCACCCGCTGCCATGTTGATGCGGCCACCGTAGGCTCCAAATCTATCGCGATCTGAAAAAGCGCTTTCACGGACACTTTCAGTAGTGGTTCTACTCTCGGGTTGAGGAGAGGGACTATCAAAAAATCCGCTGTAGTCGAATCCTGCGCTGTCATCCTCGACTGTTTTGTATCCCCCGTAAGTATCTACTGATGCCATATTTTTTGTTTCGGGCTTATAGGTATTTTCAGATGGGAAAGTGGGGTCTGTTCCCGGCGTTACCAAACCGGAGTCTCGATCTTCCTGTTGTCTTCGTTGTTCTTGGGCTTGGGCGGCTTGTATTTTCTCTTGCAAGCTAGTTTTAATTCCCGGATCATCCCCGGCTGGATCGTACGGTTGTTCCCTAAAATTAGAACGGATTGTAGTGACCGGCAACGGGGTGCGGTATGTATTTGTCAAGAAATCTCGATAGGTAGTGCTTCGATTACTTAAAGCGTTTGCGTATTGATCTGCCGGTACGTTCGCTGCTCGAAACCGAAATCCCTGACCGGCTCTCATAGTACCGTCGGTGTGCTGTTTAGCCCGTACGGCATTCATTGTGAAAGTTCCGTCTTTCTCCATTTTTGTCAATTCGGCCCCGAGACCAGCCGCTATCATGTTCTGACGAAATTCGTTTTCACGCATCCGCTGCGCGGCTATGGCTCCGACTTGCATAGCGCCAGTTTCATCGCGCAGACCGTGTATTCTTCCGTACGCATCCATGATATGTCCGGCTACTTGTCCCGCTTCTACAACGCCGCGATTGCCCGTACGAGTTGTGGGTATACCCGTCGGACCTGCACCAATTTGCGCCTTAGCTCTCGCACCCACCATTTCTCTCATCGACCCCGGAATGAAACCGAAGTCTATCTCTCGTGAGGCGTAAAGTTGTTCCTGAGAAAAGCCGCCCAAGTTGCCTGTAAAAATCTTACCGCCCGGTGCGCGACTCACCGTCGCTCCATTGAGAGTGAATAGGTCACCACCACCAGTTCGTCGCATAGCCTCTGCGTTCTTTTTAGTTTGTTTTGCAGCGAGGGCTGCGGCTCCAGCACCCGCAACAGTGAGAGGCACACCCATCGACAGTGCTGCTGCTGCTGTGCCTACACCTCCACCCTTTGTAAACTGTTGCTGTGCGAACTTCGAAAAACCATCTTCTTTTATCGTAAAAGTTTCTTGATTAAGTATATCGTCAAGGTATTTAGCCGGATCGAGAGTGCCTATGTTGTAGCCTGTTCCGAGCTTTCCCGACTGCATAGATACGCCACGGAATAATTGGGACGGATCATCTCCGCGCTCACTGACAGGCATCAAGATATTCGGACCCGTATCTTCTTCGACAGTTTCTGTTTGACCCGCTGCTGGAGCCACGTCAACATCGATACCGGGAAAGTCGTACATGCTTCCCGACAAATACTCACCCATAGAGTATGGAGTAGTCCGTCTTTGACCGTATATCTGTTCAGCCATCGCTTTTTACCACCGCTTCGTAATTATTCTTCAACTTGAGGAGCATTTCCAGTAAAGCCAGCTTCCCCTGCGTCTGGCGCAACTCCGACTCCGATTGTGCCATTACCACGGCCTGAATCGTCACTTCCCGGAGGTCCGCTAGGTACTCCTCCATTTGGGGCCATTCCGGGCTGTTGAGGAGCGCCGCCAGCTTCCGCGCCTGCTGCTTGTTGAGCATTTTGCATCATCCCTTGTAACATCTGTGAGTATACTTGTGCCTCGTTGACATCGTTGACGAGACTGTCCGGATCGATGTCTTGTGCGATTGCCAACTCTCGCATGAGGTTCGGCAGCTTCACAAACGGTGCAAGCATAGGATTGGCTATCGTCTGCAGCAATGAGGTGAGACGCTGGGTGCGTACCTCTTTCTGCATCACTGCTGCCACACCACGCGGCTTGATCTCCAAGTCCCCCTCGACATCTTCCGAGTCGGAGTTGAATTGCATATTCCACTGGAAGTACGCTTCGCCGAGTGGTTTGAGAAGATGATCGTCTATGTTCTTAATGACCGTCTTCATCGACAGACCTGCACTGCCCATCAGCATAGACAGCCCTGCTGCTGTGCGTCCGGTGCCCGTGACTCCTGTCTGGCCGTGCATGATCGACGGTATGCCTGTTTCCTCGTCAGCAAGTTGGCGAGATATCTGATACATCTGTATGTTTTCAGGAGCCGTATTCGGGAACTTGAGGCCGTTGATGGCCGTGCCTGTGACACCTGACTGTCGACGGAATATCTTGCCGGGGAAGATATCCATGTTCTGTCCCGGCACAAGGGATGCTTCATCGACATCGAAGACGAGATTACCCGCGAGGGCGAGGTTGTCGATTGCCATACGAACGTGACCGTTCATAAGTAGCTGGGCATCTTCCATGTTTTCTGCGACACCGACACCCCAAATCTGATAGGGATTGATCTCGAATGGAAACGCTTGATACGGTATCCGAGAGGGGGTGAAGGGATTGATCACGCAGCGCAAGACTTCGTTACCACACACCCACACGTTGACCTGTATCTGATCGAACTCGGACATGTTCTTCGCTTCTTCTAAGCCAACTTGATCGGCGAAGTACGCGTCGAGAACACCCCAATACTCAAGAACTTCGAAACGATTCTCTTGATAGTACGCTTCGGTTTCGTCTTGTCGGATCGTGTCTTCGTAGTATTTATCGTCGTAATTCGGCCCCTTCGCAAGGACATTTTGAATCGCTGTAGCGTCGAAGTGTGGCCGCATGATGAGACTACGTAGCTGCTGTCTATTCATGCGGTGACGCTCGATGACGTACTCGCAATCCTCTATCGACGTAGCTGACGGGTCAGGGTGGAAGTCCCACAACGAGACGGCCTCGATACGAGGCACCGTCTTTTCGTAGGGCGTGTAGTCGCGCTCACCATCTTCACCGCGCTGCCACTTGTGGACACGCTTGAAGAAATTGAATGGTCCCTTGACGATACCCGTACCCAAGAGTGCGGACTCGAATATCGCTTTGCGAAATACATTGACGGCGTTCGTGTCGAGGAGTTGATCGTGGATCAGCTTCTCCATCCGACGAGCCTGTTCCTTTGCCGGTTCGAACTGTGGCTCACCGACTTTCGCTTTGCCCGGAACGAGCATGTCTCCTAAGTCTTTTCCGTACGATCCTAAGACGTGAGGATCGGACGCCATCAAACCACCCGGAGCTACGGTGCGCCCGTCGCCGGGGAATCCGTACGGATCGCTGGGGGTGATCTCATCCGCAGGTGTACGCATATGTGCGAACTCTGCAATACCTTCCGGTACGGGAGTCGGCTCGACAACCAGTGGGAACTTTTTGTTCGCAAACAGGATGTCGACGATCTGCCCGTACGCCGCAAGAACTTTCGTTTTTGTTATTTTTATGAATACCTGTGACCTTTCCGAGTCGCGGTATTGCGTCGTCGAATCGTAGATTCCTCGAAAGTTTTTGTACGCCTTCAGCCAACGCTGCTCGTACGCGTATCTGCCGTTCTCTGCGTCTTTGAATTTAGACGTGACGTACCCGGCGAGACCGGGCATCTGCTCTTCAGGTGACGAGATAGGTACTGCCGTGTCGTCTTGCGGCTCTAGAAAGTTTTCAGACATCAGTAATCGCGCTGTTCAGCCATGCTGAATAGGGATGCCTCGACCGTAGCTTTGGTCTGCTTTTTAGGCATGTCTTCAGTGAGGACATCAGTCTTCGCACGAGTATCGAATTCGAGACCTTCGCGATAGAGCTTGTCCGCACCCATCTGATCGTCGACGCTTGTCTTGTCGGCGTTCATAATGTATGCCTCACCCATGTTCAAGTTTGCCATTTCTTCCTCCGTTAGGGTTGGGGTATAAAGCCTTGTTTATTGTTTTCGGGTACGACCCCGAATGCTTTAAACATCGTCTGTTGTTTTTCCTTGTCTTTAGCAGCTTCAGCAGCTTGTTTATATGCTGCTCTATATGGTGCTAATTCTTCTGGTGACATATTCACAAAATCATCGCGGGTTCCCTCGAAAAGTTTTGCGAAGGTATCAGCCTCCTCGAAGTCTCCAGATAGTGTAGGAAACGCAAATCCTCCCGGTATCAAAAGATTGACGCCCGGTATTTTTCGTGCTGCACCGCCACCAACAACTTTGCCTAGAGTTTTGTCTTTGATGGTATCGATAGTTTCCTCTATGGCAGTACCCACGGGATCGTAAACCGCAGCCGCTGCCCCAGCACCCTTTATGCCCGTTTGAATGCTCCTATCAAACACGTCACCCACTACGTCCATCTTGGAAACTTTAGGAGGTACATCCGAAGTGGCTGTTTGTTCTTTTTGTACAGCTTGATTTTGCCGCTTTTGCATATCATCGTTCCACAGGTTTGCGGCTTTCAACTCCGCAATCTGTTCGTCGGAGTATATGATATACTCGCTACCCCCCGCCATTTTATTATCTACTTGACGAGTGGTTTCTACATCCTCATCGACCTGTTCTACAGGTGCAGTGAAGCCTCCGACTTGAATCTTTATATCTAAAGGCTGACCTGTACCAAACGGTTCGTAATTACGAACTTTTACTTTATCTTCTGTGTTGTCACCGAATATGAGTGTATTTGTGGCTAGTAAGGTTTGTCCTTGAGATTCTCTTCCAATCCTCATGCCTTCATCAGAAGACTCTAGAGAATACTGTCCCCACATAGCACGGCTGAGACGATTTAATTCATCCACTGCTACTGAACTATACTCACCAGCGTTTCCGATGTACAACCCGTGTGATCCCGTGTTTTTAGCAGTGTCACGGGATATAAGTGCGGCCACACTCGCTTTGGGAATTCCGGCTGCTTCACCTGCGTTGATGAAAAGTTTGCGAAGATCAGATGAAGTCAGGGGTTTGTTGGTCGGAGATATGCCGCCTTTTACGCCAACTTTTTGGATGATACCCGGCGGAGAAGTTACCGCAAGAACCTTATTCATATCCTCCAAACTTACTGGGCGTAGAGAACCGGCGTTTTCTCCGGTTTTAATTTCAACCTGAAAGAAGTTCGGAAGACGCCTGTTGTCGCCAAAGTTTGTTCGATTGTAATCGCTTTGATCTTGAAGGATTGTAACCGCTCGTTGTGAAAGAGGAGCGTTGTAAGGCTGAAGGTTAGGAGCATCTCCCTTCGCTTGACGTTTAGTGCCTGTAGTCCCTGCCGGGATTAACAATCCGTCTGCACCACTAGCCCCCAAGATACGTGTAGCTTCAGAGGATTGATCGACTACGTAGTGCTGACTTTCAATTTCTGTGGGAAGACTCGGACGACTGCCCATTTCCAAGTTGAGCAGGATGGCGTTTGCAATCGGCTTATCGTCCGGAAACTTTTCGACGTGTTTTTCTAGATTTATTATCAGTTCGCCGATACCGGAAGTTCTATACTGAAGTGTCGCGGTTTTAGCCACGCCTCTCGT